CTTATAGATTTTCCAATCTTTAATGCCGATTTCTCTGCCTTCATACTCCATGCCCTGCGTGTAACCAAGCAGGTCTGGTACAGCGTCTCTTGCTTTATCAACTATCCCCGTAATGTTGTCGATAAAACCTGGGATATCTAGACCTAATCTAAATTTATCTCCCTTTAGTACAAATTCCACGAGTTCCTCGAACAACGGACTGTTCGCAGTATTCTCAAGTATGCTCCATGCCCGAAGGGTCACTAATTCTTTACTCCAAACTTCAGGATCATAGAATCTCTCTTGGCCTAGCAGTCTACCCAAAGCTCTGAATGTACTGTAGACCCCCAACATAACTCCGGATTCGTCTCGATAGGCATCGTGGTAATACCTCTGGAGAAAGTATGTCGAGTGTCTATCAGCGTATTGCTTCTCAGCATTCATGTCTAAACCACGTGCAGTATACGCCGATATTACGTCTTCGACCTTGATCCCATCAAATGAGAGAATGCCGTCATCTCCTAGACAGGTGGAGAATGGATTTAATTCCTGTCCAGCTTCAAATGCGGCTGTGTGTTGAAGGGATCGGTGTATCAGGTTCTCATCCGCGTTAGTTCCTCCAGAACCTGACCCCATTCCGTGACTACCTTCCACAGTGACGTCATTCGTACAAACTATAGGAATGTTGAATTTCTGTGGATACACGTTGTTTATGTGAGGATGATATTGTCGGTCGAATTGATACAATACCAGTTCTTGTCCTACATCTTGGAGATGGGTGTTGATATGCTGGTCAAAGTTGGAAAAGTCAGTTGCTATCACGAGATCATCACTTCTCTTGGTATCAAATAGCTTAGTGACATGCTTCTCAACAGCTCTCAAGGAGATGAGTGCTGGGAAAGTCCCATCAGTTTGCCAAGCCTTAATTAAAGGTTTGTAGAACTGTAATTCGAGTATGTTTAATCCAAAGGGCATCATCCATACGACACGTTGTTTAACGTCTTCGTCTTCCATACCACCTTGTTGTCCTCGCCATCCCAATATGGCTACCCAGTTATCA